GTCCAAAACTAGCACTGCTGTATATGCAGGATTGCAGTTACTAAAGCAAAAAAAAGTTTCTGATATAATATTTGTCAGAAGTGCTGTAGAAAGTGCGGATAGTAAAATAGGTTATTTGCCGGGCACTATTGATGAAAAATTCGAAGCATACATGGCTCCTTTTGTTGAAAAAATGGAAGAGTTTCTGGATGCACCAACCATTAAGAGATTACACGCAGATTCCAGAGTAAATGCAATGCCTGTAAATTATATAAGAGGATTGCATTGGCCAGCCAAGTGTATTATTGTCGATGAATGTCAAAATATAACATTTCGAGAATTGATAACAACTATAACAAGATTGGGAGAATTTTCGAAAATTATTTTATTGGGAGATCCTTATCAATCGGATCTTCCTGCAAACAAATCCAAAGGATTTGAAAAAATTATAAATATGTTTTCAAACCAAGAAAGTAAAGATCACGGAATACAGACATTTAAATTTACAAAGGACGATATTGTAAGATCGGAATTTGTGAAGTTTATTGTATCAAAATTAGAAGAACATTCTGACAAATTAAAGAATATAGACTAAATAGCTTTATGGATAATAATACTCCTTCATATAATACAGTAACAAACAGACCTATAAGCTGCACTTTTTGCGGAGCACAAGTAAATGGCCAAGTCACAAAAATACAAAACCAACTTACAAAAGAAGTAGAAAATATTTGTAAATGGATTTGTTATAGATGTGGAAATTTAGTAAAAATGGGAAAAGTCGATTGAAATGGATTTAAACAAAACTTTACAAGAATCTTTAGATGGATTGTGGGGTAATCGGTCATACGGAGGAACAAGCGAACTTCCCAGAAAAGATTATCAACCATATTCTGCAAGTTCTGGTTACTCTTATCCATACCAACAAGGAGGAAATACTATGTTTCCTCCGACAAGCCCTGATCCTCAGAATACTCTTTCTGTTCCTTGGCCAATGGGAAATGTAACAGAAGATTTAGCAGATGGCTTTGTTTATATTCTTTCAGCATTAAAAAAAATGGAAAGATGTTTAAATGAGAATCCATCTTTAAAACCAAAACAAAAAAAGATTTTAAAAAAATATATAAAATTTTTAAAAGCTGCTCTTTATATAGTTAAAAAAATAGGAAAAAGCGTTATAAATTCTGTAAATCTAGCAAAGGATTTGCCTCCACAATCGCCCACAAATTCTTAAAAAAGTTCTTTACATTACCAGTAAAATAACCGATAATGTTTACATGAAAATTAAAAAAGAACTGTCTTTACTTATAAAGTCTACAACCACTGTTATCTTAACATCCACTTTGGTTTCTCTTGGTGTATGGATGCTTTCTGGCAACTATATTGCCGCTTTTCTGTTGGCATTTAGTATTCAATATATTCTATTTGGTTTTATTGGAAATTTGGTAAACAATTACTACACACAAATAACAAAACAAAAAGAACTGGATAAGCTGGAACAGTTGTCTACTATTTTGGAATGTGCATATTGCAAAAGAGCAAATATCATAACATTTATTCCTGATGAAAACGAAAGAGTAGAGTTTATTTGCACCGATTGTTCCAAGAAAAACTTGGTCAATATCAACTTCACTGTTGCCAGAATAACAGAACCTATTATTTCTGATTCAACAATCAACCTTCCAAAACTTGAAAAATAATATATGAAAAAAGTAAAACAAAACAAACAAAGTCACACAAATACCATTGAATGGTGGGAAAAAACTCATAACGAATCTGCCATGCTTGCAAGATGGATTTGTTTATATGAAGCTGTAAATTTAATTTCAAAAATTGCAGAAGAAAAAGGGGTAAAATCTGATGAAATTGTCTATAAACCAAAAGCAATCAGAGATTATATAACAGCTACTGAAGATATTATTTTGAAAAAAATATTAGAAGAAGATTATAAAATTCAAATTTGTTATTCAGAAGAATCTTCTGATAAAGATTTTAAAGTTGATATCTATTAATAACTTCCATATACAGAAGTATTATCACAAGGATTATCATTTAAATAATCAAAATTCTCTTCTGCTGCTTGGTTGGCTGAATTGTTATCATCCAGAGGATTGTTTCCTTGGCCAGAACCGGGTCCATCATTAGTTCCCAAGCTATAATTATAACGTTTAGCTTTGAAAAACCATACATAGTGCCCTGCTATAGGATTTCCTTGAAATTCATCGATTACTTCTGTTAATTGATAAACAGTTGGACCTCTTTTTGGATAATTTAATCGATCATTTCCAAATTCAGAAAGTTTAATAACATCTCCAGCCTTTGGTTCAGAAGATAATCCATATATTGTTGTATAGTGATAAGGATGTATAACACCAGCCATATCACTATCTGCCAATATTCCAAATTTAGAAAGCAAAAGAGCATCATTATTTAAATTTAAAAGAACTGTCATTTCTTTTGGACCATTAAATCCAGCAGCAGGATCTTCTCCGTATAAAAAATAAGATGCAGAAAGTGTAGTTGTATTACTATAATAGGAAATTTCTTGTCCATATATTTCTATTTGCTCTCTCCACCAACCGGAAAAATTTATTCTTTCTTGTAGATTGGTGTGCTTATTAAGATATCTTAATTTTTCCATTTTATTTTCTTAAAGTAAACAAGTTTCTATTTGAATCATAATTTATAGTGATTCCAGTTCTATTTATGGATTTTGTATAACTTTTATCTGGTGTATGTTTTATACCATATGTTTTTAAAATTCTTTGTGCAGAAGGAATGGATATATTCCAAGTTCCTTTTTTCTTATTTTTAACTATTGTATCAATTATAGGATCGTCTTTTCTACCAGCATATCCATAATACCTTGCAACTTGATTTTGAGATTTTCTATTCGTAGATCGAATTGGAATTTGATGATGTGTTTTAGTATTTGGTGTAAATCTTTCCTTTGAAGCGTTAAAAAATTTAGAGAATTTTTCCATATGTATACATACTTACTTAAGCAAAAAAAAATTCCGATACTTTCGGTATCGGAATTTTTTTATTTTATTTTGTATGTTTTACTGATCGAACAATGATTTGCCTACAGTAACTCCACCTACGTTTTGTCTTGACTTGTTAACAAGCTCTTCAGGATTTGTATGGAAAGGTTCAGGTTTTCCTGTTACTTTTTTACCTTTAACTACTTCTGCTTTCTTTTTAGAAACAGGAACAGCACCTTTAACTTGTTGATTTGAGTGTTTAGTAAGACCTTTTTCAAGCTTTTCTTGATCTACTAATGCATGCCCTTCGATTTCGGCTTCTACAGCTTCTTCACTTACAGGAACTTCATCTTCCATGTCCATATCCATGTCCATGTCCATAGAATCTTCGTCTTCATGTTCTTCGTCTTCATGTTCTTCAGAAGACAAGAAAGATTCTAAAGAAGATACTGCACTTTTAAGATGATCTAATACTGCTTCAAGACCTTCTTTTTCTTCTGATTCATGCTCTTCGTCCTCATCTTCAGAGACTTCAAGACCAAGGTCATCTCCAGCATTATCTTCGATTTCACCTTCAAAATCTAGTGTATCTCCAGACATGTCATCCATGTTATCTTCAAATGCTTCTTCGGAAAGAATTTTATTATAAAGAAGATCAAATGGGTTTTTTGATTCACTTTTTACTGCTTGAGGAAGTGATTCAGAATCTTGTTCAGAATGTGGACCTTTAACTGGTTTTTCTACTTCTTTAACAGCTTCTGGTCCAGAATCTTTTACAAATTTCTTTGCTTTTTCTGCACCTTCAAGTTCTCCAGTATTATCGGCTGCAACGCTGGAGTTCTTCTTGGTATCTTCGTTTAACACTGAGAGATATGATTTAATAAATGACATATGTTTGTAAAGATATTTACCTTTGTTTAATTACATTTCAATAAAAAAAAATTATTCGTAACGTGGAGCGGGTTCTTCTAATGAACCACTTTCTTGTTCAAGTGTTATGAGCAACTTCCCATCGACATCCTCTGAATAATCATTGTATAAATTTTTTGCAGCATTTTCAAATTCTTGATAACTTTTAACATTAATAGAATCTATAGTGCTATATGCTGTATACCACCAACCACCCTCTTCCGGTCCACCATAGTTTCTAGTAACATCATATGCTGTTGCATATGCTGGATAAGAAATTCCTTCTTCATTCCAATTAACAACTCTTTCCCATTCTTTATCTTCTGGTTTTACATTTGGATAGCCTTGTCCATGAGGCATGTTAGTAGAACCTCTCATTAAATCTTCATCAAATTCTTCACTTACAACTTTATCAGATGTAATTTTTTTGCCATATTTTTTTGCACTTTTTTTAACGTCTTTAACGCATCTTTCTTTTTTTCCTTTTTTCTTAACCTTTCCACAAACGGCCCATGGATTAACTTTTTTCTTACTTGATTCGTATATTTTCACATATGCTTCTGAAAGTAAATTTAAATCTTTTGTATTCATATTAAATCTATTTACCATTTTCAAGCATAGTAATTGATTCTTTTTTCAAGTCCAAAGATTTTATAAGTTCATAATCTTCAGAACCAGCAACCCAAACAATATAAGAATTGTTTATTTTAAATGAAGAATTTCTTTCAAAAATCAATTGATATAAGTTCAATTGTAAGCTATATTTTGTATATTCACATTTTGATATGTGCGAAAACGGATTTAAAAAAGTTTCTCCATAAGGATTGTTTCTATCTATTTTTTTATTGGTTTTATAATCAAAAACAACAAGTTCTTTTGTTTTTTTATTGTAAGAAAGATTGTCTACTGTACCACAAATTTTGGTTTTTTTATCTCCAATTACAAATTCAGATTTTAAAAGTACATGATCTTCTCTCCACCAGTTATAAAAATTTTTAAAGTTTCTTATAAGAAGAGCCATTTCTTTATAATAATTCTCGACAACATCTTCGGAATATAATTTGTTATTACTTTTTACAAAATTTATAAACGCTTTTTTGTCTATTGCCGTAAATCTTCTTTCCAAAAAGTTTTCAACATATAAATGGAACTCTGATCCTTTGTGACAAGAATATTCTCTATTATATTCCCAACTTTCTAAAATGGATTCTACAGGAAGTCCTTCTTTTTTAGAAACTTTCTCTGCTATTTTTTGAGAATCAAATGGTTTTTCATATTTTGATATCAGTTTGGAAACTGACATAGATGTTTTTTCTCCATCTATCTCATACGAATGATCTTTTTCAAAAAATCTTACATTTGAAAAGGATTCTATAAGCTCTACAAAACTTTCAAAGTTGTGAGTATTAAAATCTATCATGAACCAAATCCAATTATTCTTTTTTCCTTTTCTTTCTTTTCATAAAAATCTACTTTTGTTTGTAGATTGTATATGTCGGCAAGTGATATGTCTCCGGTTATTTCATCTTCAATTATTTTTTTTGGATATTTTAATTTTTTTGCAAGTTTTGTTGCTTCTTCTTTGGTAAGCAATCTAAATTCATAATCCATTTGAAGTCTTCCCTTTCTCTTGAGTGCTTTATCGATATCTTGTTTAGAACAATTGTAAGTCAGTATAATTGCGGTTCTTACAATATCGCTCATGATTCCGTCTGACAAATTAAGAAGAGAAGAAACCGAAGAATTTGAAGCATCTGTATTTTCTCTTTTTAAAATTGCCTTTTCTGCATCTTCCAAAATCAGAACAGAGTTTGGTCTTCTTAATAGAATTGAAATGCTTGTTGGATCTGTTGTAAAATATTCCAACATATTTGTGGGAACATATATAAAATCTCTGTCAATAATATTTGCAAGGTATTTTATATATGTGGTTTTGCCCGTACCCGGCAAACCATGAAACATATACAATCCATTGGATCTCTCAGTAAGTCTTTTTGTAATTGTATCGTTTATTTCTAAAAAGTTCGATCCATAATTCAGAGATAAATCCATATCTTCTGATATTTGTAATTTAATAGGTTCAAAATCATAGTCTCCATATTGATTTTTGATGAAAATATGAACTTTACCTTTAGTTCTTTTTGTTATAAATTTTTCAAAATCTTGAATTGGAAATTTTTGTTGGGAAACCGGAGCAATAAAAGCCAATGTAAATATTTTTTTAGAAAAATCATAATCACATTCTTTAATTTCATCTTCATCTTCTGACAAAATTACTCTGGGAGGAGCCGATATGCTTGTATTATGAAAAATATCTCCCTCATCTGGCTGGTCTTTGAGAGAAATTCTAATATAAACATCTTTATAATGAAACCAAAAAGTCCCTCCTCTGATACCTTTTTGAGAATCTTTCAAATAAAATGAGAGTTTTCCAACAAATGTATATGATAACAAGGTACCATTTTTCTTTAAAAAATCGAAGATTTCTCCTGAAAATTCATCATCAGCATAGAAAAAACCGGGACAATACCCATATTTGTCTTCAATATATCTTCTAATTGGAAATTCATTATCATTTGTATATGCATAATAAAGATCGTTTTTATTCGGAACTTTTATAGATTTGATTTTTTCGCGTTCAATTGAAAACATAAGAGGAGTATATGGTATATTTGTTTCTTTTCAAGATTTATTTTTCAAATAAGTATTGATAGTTATGAAGAAAATTTCTAAAAAAGAATTATTAAATATATATAATAAGTGTTTAAGTTTAGTCAAGAGAAAACCTCCTGAGTTTTTTATTTTTAAAAGAATGAGAAACTATCAAGGAACTTGTGATTTTAATATGGAAGTTTTGGAATTTGATCATAGAAAAGATTTTATAAGAACAGCCTATCATGAATGTGTTCATTATTTGTATCCAGATTGGAGTGAAACAAAAGTTTTACATGTAGAATCCAGACTAATAAATGCAATTCCTACTTTTGAAACTGCAAGATTTTTGAAATATATTTCTATAAAATTATATAAATCGGAATTACAAAAAACTCTAATAAAAAAAAGAAAAAAGCGAAAGAAAAAAAAGATTGTTTAAGTTTTTAAAAAGTGATATCATTTGTATAAATAAAACTATGATATTCGAAGAACAAATCTCTCGCAAACCAAACAAGTATCCTTGGACTGATGACTTCATTGAAGCTATGCACAATGGCTTTTGGACGGATAAAGAATTCAACTTTAAATCTGATATTCAACAATTCAAAGTAAACCTTACTGAACAAGAAAAAGAAATCGTAGTCAGAACTCTTTCTGCCATTGGTCAAATTGAAATTGCAGTCAAAACTTTTTGGGCAAAGTTAGGAGAAAATCTCCCACATCCATCTCTTTCCGATCTTGGATATGTTATGGCAAATGTAGAAGTTATTCACAATAATGCATATGAAAGGCTCATTTCGGTTTTGGGACTCGAAGAAGTATTTGAAAAGAATTTAAAACTAGAATGGATACAGGGTCGTGTAAACTATCTCAGAAAGTATACTCACCGTTTTTATAAAGATTCAAAGAAGCAGTATCTTTATGCTTTAATTCTTTTCACACTTTTTGTTGAGAATGTTTCTTTGTTTTCACAATTCTATGTTATTAATTGGTTTGCTCGTTTTAAGAACGTTCTTAAAGACACAGACCAGCAAGTAAAATATACGCGCAACGAAG